GCTTGCACTACAGACCATTGACAAAGATATTAGGTGGTTTCTTCGTCGTCCACAGTAGCCATCAAAGCGCTTGTCGTGAAAAGGTGGATTTGCATCTGCGTCGATACACCACTCTGTATAACCAGCGATATATTCTTGGGTCATTGTGAAAGGACCACTCAACAAAGCTATTTGCTCAAGATCATAGATAAGTGATTGTTGTAACTTTAGTTCCCTCTCCGAGACAGTAGGTATGATTACTAACTTTTCCCTCTTATCTCCATACACAAAGATTATCCGTGACGTAAGGCCACCACCTATAGCATCCATCGGAAGTGAGCTTTGTAAACTGTCGGGAGTAGTTCCTGCGAGTAAGTTTACCCAAACTCCTATTACTTCTTCTTTGTCACGCTTTATAGTATCATATGTCCATCTATCGTGACAGTCGTACCAGTCACATAAAGCGGCCATTAGTTCTCTATTGTGGTAGCCAAGAAAGACAGTGAACTCGTTAGAAAATATTGTGAGTGATGAGTGATAGTATTGTTTGCCTGTGTGAATGTCTACATCAGTCAAGTTTGTTTCCTTCATCCTTTTAATAAGTGCTTGCAACGAAGTTGCCTGGGCAGCCATTCTTACATTAGGTATCTGTTCGAGAATATCATAAGAATATTTCATAATAGTGCCTTTGCCAGTAGCTGAGGGACCTACTAAGACAATGTAAAAGTTAGGATAAATTGTGAGTGAGATCCCAAGGTTCACATAAGTCTTTCGCTGCAGTGCAGCAGCGACTGATGAAATAGCTACCCATTTCCTAAAAAGTGTTGGTGGTTCAGAGTCTTTTGTAAGTTCCATGAATCCATCTATCCAATCAGGCAAGATTCTTTCATCAGGCATTTTCAGAGTTCCTCGCTATTCAGATGTATTGCAGAGTTCGTAATAGATCTTCCTCAACAAGTCAGCGAACTTGCCTATGTCAGTGGGAATTTCTTTGCTTTTTAGTTCCTTCATTTCTTCTTTGCACATATTAAAGCCAATTGATAGATCAGCGGGTGTTTTTATTTCCCTGTCGTGCCAATATAGAGGTTGTTCAAGTGATTCTTTTATCAGCAACAGCATTCTAGCGTGTTCCTCCCAAGGAGTTGAAAGTGGTATTTGAAACACTATTGCATCATGTATTTGAGTTAACAACTCAATTGGTTTGAAAAGGTGTTGGTTGTAGTAGACATATTCAACTCCATGTTCGTTGATTTTGTCAGCAGTTGTGCTTTGAGGTAAGTGTGCATAGGCCTCACGATAGGTATTTTCGCAGGCACTTTTAGGGACGTTAGGAGGTGAAGGGATAATAGGCCCAAGAAATAACCTACGACGGCCCATTAGGTTTGTGACAATTCTATTTTTCTTAAGCATGTTTTGGATTACTTGGTGGTAGCCGTTTCTTATTTGTGGATAGCCTTTGTGGATTTTCTCTAGGACATATTTAGCTTCACCTTCAGGCATTTCGTTTGTGAGTGCGAATGTCTTATAACCAACGTTATAGTTGATCGCATGGTTCCCCTTCTTGCCCCAATAGCGCTCAGACTGTCGTCCATCACCAAGTGATGATGAACCATCCTTTGAGGAGATTTGATCATAAGGTTTGTCAAAAATTATTGAGGCAGTTAGTCTGTGTAAATCAATACCTTGTTCAAAAGCTTCGATTTGTGCAACTACTCCACCGACATAAGCTACGATTCGATTCTCTATTTGTGATAGATCGAAAGAATAACCCATGTAACCTTCATCGAAGAGGAAGAAGCGCAATAAATCGTGAGGCCAATTCTGTTGATTTCCTCCTGTTCCGAAGATTGTTTCACCACTGGAAATTCTTCCAGTTTCAGCACCTACTGGTTTGTACGATGAGCGATAACGACCGTCTTGGTCAACTTTTCCGATGTTAAGGTATGTAGATATGCGTTTTGAAAGTGAGCGGATGTCTAACATTAAACGAGCAGCTTTGCTGCCAGGACCTCCACTTCGGTAGATCCGCTTAAGTGCGTCGATGTCAGTTGTTTTTTTACCCGTCTTGCGATTCACGTAAGGTCTGAGGCCTAGTTCTTCATAAAAATAATGTTTTAGTTGTTCTGGTGAATTATAGTTTATTTCGTGACCTACTTCACGGTTCAGTTCTTCAGCAAGCTTGTCCAATTCAGCTTGTTGTTGTTCTTTGTATTTCAACATTCCTTCAACATCGACTCTTATTCCACGCTCGGACATGTAAATGAGTGGTTCGACCAACTTTCGTTGACGCTCGTAGGTTTCTTCGTTTAGTTGTTTAGCGAGAACTTGCATTTGCTTAGGAATGGCTTCGACAGGGATGATAGCATCCATTCCGTTGTAGGTCCACCATTCTTCCCAAGAACCAGTTCCCATTTTCATCCACTGCTTCCCATCGTCTTTGTAGTATGGAACATCAGTGTGCATTGTAGTTACGAAGTCAAGGCCTGCAGGGAAATCTGGAAAGGCAATTTTTTGAGCAATCTGTGTGCAGTGAATGTTACCACGAGGGTGGATTCCATATTTGTGGAATAAGAATTGGAGATCAAAGATGAAATTAGCGCCTACTTTTGATATTTTCTCTTCTTGAATGATCTTTGCGATCAAAAGCATTATTTCATATTCTTGCTCAGGTGTAAAATAATCACCTTGTTGATAGCGAAAGGGAATGGAGATTGACTTTGTATCGGACCAAGCTAAGGATATACAATCTAGTTCACCGTTTATAACTTCGATATCAATTCCTATTGTTTGACCCCTTAGACCAACCTCATAGCAGTGGTTGAGAGTAGCAACTGCATCATCGAATGAGGGTTTGATGGTTATGTTTCGTTCTTTCCGATTTATCCAGGGGAATTCACTCTCATGCTTTGCCCTTAGCAAGTCTTCACAAATGAGTGGTTTGTTTAGAAAGTTAAACTTAGGAGGAATGAATGTAGCTGGATGGAATGTAGGTACGACCTTCAGTCCAGGCACGATGGTAGACTCAATGACTGAGCCTCTCCACTTGGTTATACCTACACGATTTGTCAAGGCTAACAATGCTATGTTGCCACAAGCTACTGCAACATTCAAGTTTGGTAGTGACTTTAGTTCGTCAGCCAGTTCTTGAATGTATTGATAGCCTTGTTCAGAGATCTTCCACTTACCACGTGAGTCTATGTCAATGTAAGATTTAAGTGGTGCATCGAGGTCTTTGATGACGTTAGTTATGTAAATGCTGGAGCGCTGAATTCTGGTCATTGCAAGACATTCGTCGAGACCTTTTCCAGCAGGTCCTATGAATGGCCTCCGTTGTTTTACTTCTTGAGACCCAGGTTGTTCGCCGACTATTGCCAACTTAGCATTGCGATCTCCAGATGGTGGAACAAAGGTTCGTTTCATATAGCCTCCAATAGTTTGTTTAATTTTTAAACAATCTGTCAATCTTCACAAGGAATGAATCTTTGTAGGATTTGCCTAGTTCAAACCCAACGGCTGACATGCCAAGTTGGTGGGCACTTATCAGGCCATTTCCTGAGCCAAGGAAAGGAATGAGTACACGAGAACCTGGAGGTGCGAAGGTTTCGTAGATGTCAGTTGTTAGCTCGATAGGTCGTTCTGTCTCGTGGACCTTCTGATTTGGTGGGATAGGTGAGTATTGAAAGACGTTCGACCTGCCTGGTTTATTAAGTGTCGGACGACCTTTCCAGGAATAAAAGAACATTTCATAGGCGTTTGCAAGATTGGTTTCGGGTCTTTTTGACTGACCAGTTGGTTTGACCCAGATGCCACACATCTTGTTGGTGTTAAATCCTGCATCTCGTAGGAGGTTGTAAACAACCTCAAACCACGGCTCAGGTGCAAACCAGCAGATAAGCCAACTGTGAGGTGCCATTACTCGGTAGCATTCGGTGAAGAGTTTTGAGAGGAAATCTTGATATTCGTTAGCAGGTATTTCGTTGTAGTTGGTTGTTGTGTATTGAGATATGCCATCTGATTTTTTTATATTCTTCAGATCGATTGCATAAGGAGGGTCTATCTCCACTAGGTGAATACTTTCATCAGGGATATCTTTCACGCCAGTGAAGAAGTCCTTCAGGATGAAACATCTGGCAAGTTGTTGCAAGGTCGTGTTGGAGCGTTGTTTTTCTATCTTTTGTGCAATAGATTGTTTAATGAGTTCTTCATCAAGTTTCTTTAAAACTTTGGTTGCATCACTTTGGGTTTTACACTTTTCAAACAACTCTGGAAACACTTCCATTGCTTCAGCACGTTTTATTGCTTGGGAGACAGATGCCTTAGAAACACCTCCGATTAAGTTTCCCGTGTCTTCAACTGACCAGCCAGTGCTGCCGGGACCAGGTGCTTTGACTCCGTGGAGCTGTTGTTGTAACCTATGGATTTCAAGGGTTAGTTTATCCAACTCATACCACTCCATATCTTTGCGGAAGAAATTCTCGGATTTTTCAATGACTTTCATTTCAATTTCTGAAAGTTCCCTATCATAAATGCGGACAGGGACTTCACTAACATTGTTTTTCTTAAGAACTGTTAACCTTCGTTCGCCAGCTAGAAGTGTATAAGTTCCATCGCCATTATCTTTGACAGCAAGTGGAGAGATTAAACCACTTTCCTTCATATTTTCTTCGAGTGAATCAAGGTCGCCCATCACTTCACGTGCACGTTCTCCTACGATTATTGAACTAAGTGGAACCATTCCTACTTTTCCAACCTTGATAGACATAGTTAGTTACCTCCTAAGATTTCGAGAAGTTTAGCTGCCTGTTCAGATGAAAGGTTTAGTTTCTTTTCCTTTTTCTTGCTAGTTGTTTTCCTTGGTTTCTTGACAGGTATTCGACGAGACAAGCGGATTTGACGCAATAGTTCAAGCGCCTCGTCAACAGACATTTCGGAAAGTGAAGTGTAATTGAGGTCATCTAAATTAGCCATTTTCTTCCTCCTTTGAGATATCTGCTTTGTGCAGCGAAGGCAGGACCTTCCTAGGTTTTATCTTTCCACTAATGATCATTCCTATAGCGACACCTCCATAATCTTCGATTAAATCAAGGACGTCATCCAAGATGACACTGAACAGTGCTCGACGCAGACCGTAGGTTCCAAGAAGTCGGTCTGCACGCTCTCGCTGTTCGGGAGTTATTTCAAATGCAAAGCGTGGTACGTAGTTATCATGAGACATCTTTGGACCTCCAAAAGATTGTTTAATTTTTGAATGATCTTACCACTTCGTGGTAGGATCGATTACTTCCTTTTTTATGTTGTCAGTGTAAGGTATTAGGTCTTTTAACAAAGATGTTATTTCACACTTTATGTTAGTTGTTGGTTTGTAACCTAGTTTCCTCAGTTCGTTGTGAACAGGAACGTAGTAATGTTCTTCTGCTTCTTTCCGAGGATTCTTTAGGTGGTTTATTTCGACCTTTAGTCCAAGGTCAGAAGCACATTCTTTTACGATATTAGCTAGTTCGTTAATTGAACAAGTCATAGCAAATTGATTGAGTGTTCGATAAGTGCCTTGCTTAGGAGGATTTTCAATAGCTAGGGTTATGCAGGTTATTGAATCCTTAAGTGTTAGAAATCCACGAGTTTGTCCACCTTTTCCATAAACCGTAAGAGGATGACCTATCAAGGCCTGTGCACAAAAGCGATTGATTACAGTTCCAAAGTATTGATCATAGTCAAAGCGAGTTATTTCTACATCATCAGATGTAGGCATCAGTCCGAATACAACACCTTGCATTATGTCAGTTGAGCGCAGTCCCCAGTTGCGACAGGCAAATTCTATGTTGTGAGTATCATGGACCTTTGAAAGATGATACCAAGAACCTGCTGTGCGAGGGAATAGTAAGTCGGCCATTGCACAAGTTCGGGTGTCTTCTACTCTGACTATTCTTCCTGGCTTTAGTTCATTTAAGCATGTGTAGGGTATTCTGCCTTCAGGTATTATACAAGGAGGTGTTCCATATTCTCCCATAGTCCCTAATTTTATTAAATGAGCCTCAGGACAAATCTCTCTCATTGCCCATAAAAGGTGTAATGTTCCTATCACGTTTTCTCTTTGTGTCTCTTCTGCACAATGTACATCTTTCATAGACCACGGTGCAGAAGGTTGTTCTGCAAGGTGGACAATTGCGTGAGGTTTGAATGTAGATAAGATACTTCGTATGAACCCTGGAGTGTTGATTCCTAGATGGAGATCAACTTGGTCAGTGAAGTTTTTGAATGTTTTTAGGTACATCTTCCTTTCCCATGCAGATGCTATGGGTGTTAGAGAATCACTGCCAACCTCACGCACTCGTTTTCTGCGTGACTTGTTGTCGATTCCGAAGATAGTATAGCCACGCTTTAGAAGATGGATTGTTAAAGGATAGCCTATGTAGCCATCGTTTCCAAGGATCATTACTCTATGGTCTGAATTCATAGTTCGAATCTCCTTATAACAATATCTGAGTTTTCGGCTAACAGTTCAGTGTGAGGGTCGTAGAATTTTACGTCCTCTACAACAATCTCCACAATGCCTGCATTGATGAGAGTGCCAAAGCACTTTTGGCAAGGTATTACGGAGTTCATATAAAGGGTGGTTCCAATAGTTGGGACACCTAACCTTGCAGCATTAGAGACTGCATTTTCTTCTGCATGCTGTGCTATGCAGTATTGTATGCCTTCGCCACTTTTGTAACCAAGAAGTCTGCGTGGACAAGTTGAGGCAATTGCCTTTGGTGGATAAATTTGAGATAAGTTAGAGAGTGTTTTGTCTTTCATGAACCTCTCGTGACCACAGTGGGGAATCCCTCTAGGTGGACCGTTGTAACCAGTTGATACAATACTCTTGTTACGCACGAGAAGTGCGCCGATTTTTCTTGACAAACAAGGTGATTTTGTAGCAATGGTTTTGCAAACTTCATAGAAGTACCTATCCCAATGTTCTGGTGCGTTCTTCATAACGAATCCTTTCCATTTCCTTTATTAGTAAAAGTTCTATGTCCATCAATGTAGAGTGGATTGATGCTACTAGGTCGGAAGAGGCAGTCTTCTGATTTGATTGCCTCTCGACTGCCCTTTCAAAAACCAGGTTAGCGATCTCCTTCTCGTCCATATAGAAAATCCCTATCGTTCATGTCTACTAACAACGCATCGAGTAGGAATGTGTAGTTCCTTAAATCAGTAATCTTTTCCCTCCATTGTTTCATAGAGTGTTTCCACGGCTCTGCTGCCATATCACAGATTGAGGTGAAGTGCTTGGTCATCATTCCTATGAGTGCAAAGGTTGGTTGAACATTTTGTGCGAAAGCAGCTCGGTAGAATTGCTGAAGGCGGTCGTCGCCAGATTCAGGTGAATATTCTTTTGCTTTCCTTAGCAAGACCTTCTTGCTACGGAGGAAAGATTTTTCAAGTTCGATCATGAATTCTTCGTTAGTCATTTCTTTTTACCTCCGTTCGTTGAATCTGCCCATCGTCGCAGAGTGACGACAGGCAGATTGTTTAATTTTTAAACGGTCTTATCGACGAGCCACATATTTGGAGACAGTGTTCTGATCTCCATATTCGTCGTCCTTACGAACTCCAACGATTAGCCAGCCTTCGAGACCTACGAGATCATCGGTCCAAGAGAAGGGCTTGGAATAGTCGATTCCGAAGGCACTTGCGAACTGCTTGAATTTATAAATAGATCGCTGCGCCTGCTTTGGGTCAAGCTTGTCACGGTCTGCGAGGTCCCAGAAGAAGTCATTGAACTCGATGACCATTGGGTCGTCAGGGACGTCGAAGACTGGTTGGTACCACTTTGCACCATTCTTGTCTGAGATTCCCTCACGAACACTAATGATGCGGGCTTTTACCTCAGTTCCACGAGGGAGAACTTTTGGCTCTGGTGCGTCGGTGATTTCTTTTTCCAGATCAGTGTAGTCGACTAAAGACATGGTTTTACCTCCTTTTTTATTTTTTTGTTTAGTTGGTTTATATTTCAAGGCGTTCAAGTATACTACAAAGATTCACACATGCACTTTCCAGGGTACTACAATACTCGCTTATTGCCTGGGCTACAGGCACAAGATCTGGGACCCCGGAAGGAGATGACTCAGGCTCTCTAAAGTCACTACGAAGGACAGGAGCAAGTCTTTCTGTCAGTCGGTCAACTAAGCCACTTACATCTCCTACCAAGTTACTTAGTCTATTTAGTTGTTTAGATACTTGGCATTCTTCTGTTTCTGTATGCATTTAATACCTCCTCTCAGTTTTTGTTGGTTGTTTGTTGTTAGTTACTTATCACTCTTCCTTTTGTTCATCACCTCCTTTCTTTCCCAAGAATAACATCAAAGGATGTGCATACTCATGGTATGGTTCTAAGCACACAGCTATCATACCATTGAATGTTTTATGTAGTCCTCTCTCCCTGCAGATTCTATCGAAAGTGTCGTTTATGCTTTCGTATCTTCCATCTTCATAGGTAAAGTATCTGTCCCAGCAGACCTCGATTGTAGTGTACCATTTGCTAGATGGTTTGAAGATATCTACTCTTACATGGCTTGGATCTTCGGAATAGTGAGTCATTTCTTGGCCCTCCTATCATTCAAACTTTAGTGGTGGTTTATCTTGCCAATCGAGACCTGCTTTTTTCAAAAGTGCTTTGATGTCTGGTTCTTCAACTGCATCGAGTTTTCCATCGGCTTTTAGCCGAGACCGAGCAAGGTAGGTTCCCATAGAGTCGATTAGCATTTTCCTGCGAGGACCCCTTGGACCTTCCTCTCCGATGAGTACGTAGATTTCGTCGAACAATAAGGGGATAGTCACAACTGCTTGGCCAGTTGTGTAGAAACGATATTTTATATCTTCACGAACTATGCCTGTTTTACTATCTATTGACAACACCTTTCGCATTTCCCTGAGGTGGCCAGTCAAGATAAAATCACATGGGAGGCGCATCAACTTGCGAATGTAATTAGTCATGTGCACCTTCTGTGGATTATAGTCATGACGATGCTGAGGTATTTCACCTGCACGGCCTTTCTGAGCAAGGCCATAGTTCATCACTGCCTCACCCCACGTAGTTGCGCTGTCAAGACAGTAGGTTCCAAAATGATCGAAGTAACCTATTTGCAAGCGTAGGTCGATAGTCTTCATCCACTTAGCGAATTTGTCAGGTTCGAACGGATCTTCGTCCTCCCATTGTGTATCAGCGACTATGTCACCTTTTTCTATGTACTCACGAAGGCACTTCGTACCACCAGGGTCGAAAGAGTCTATGTGTACAGGTTTACGGGCAGTTCTTAGTAAAAAGGTTTTTCCAGCGTTAGTTTCACCTGTGATTAGTGCGCTGAAACGCTTTTGCAGTGGATCACCTTCGTAATATTCCTTTACTTTTTTTAGCTCGTTTGTGTAGTCATAAGGCATTAGCTTTTCCTCCTTCCTAAATATCTTTCCTTTAAAACTTTTGCCACTGCGTCAGGAATGGACTTAATAACAGTGTCTTTCCAAGCAACTTGGTTACCTCCGTCGATGTCGATTAGTTGGTTAATGATCTCCTCAAGATCAACCTCGTGACGAAGTGCAAGGGAAACCATTCTGCCGATGGCTTCTGCTTTTGCCATAGTTGATTTGCCACTCTTTCCGAGTGTGCAGAAGATCTCAAATGGCTTGTTGTTGTATTCTGAGATTGTCACGTAAAGGTTGCCATAACCAGTTGGAATTTTTACTGTTACGGATTCTAAAGTCTCAGGCCTACTTTTCATCTCACCACTCCAAGTCTTTCTTAACAGAAGTTTCGATCTTAGAAGGATCCCAGAACTCGATGCGAAAGCCGAGAGGTGGTTCTTCGCAATGTTGCAAAGGGTTTTGCCATGATAGACAGAAATCATGGAAAGCACAGCCGAAATACTTAGTGCAATTGCTAGGGTTCATTGGAAAGGCCATTAGTAACAAGTCGTCGTCTGAGGAATGGAACAATCTATCCATCTCTCTTTCGATTGAATCTAAGATGTCAACAACTGTCCACAGCCAGACGTTCATCTGGTCAGGAGTTTTGAACGCAGGGACACGTTCGAGAGTTATGTTGTAGCCTTTTGGGTTTTTAGATCCTCCACGTGAATAGTAGTTAAAACAAGTTCCGCAGAATTCTATTCCAAGGACTTGTTCGATAGGGAACATGCAATAAAGGCAGTGAGTGTAAGTTCCGTTTTGGATGCTTAGGTGAAACTTCTCTCGCCAATATCTTGAGAGACGCTTTGTAGATTTATGGTCCCAAGAAAAGATCTTTCCGTCTGATTTACGCCTCATGATGGAGTCAAGGCGGTAGTGTAAAACTCGGTGGTTATCAACTGGGACCGTTCCAGAAATTTCGAGCATCTTTGTGCCATCCAGTTCAACGACCTCATTTTCGATCAAATCGGAAGATCGTTCTTCTGCAAACTTCATTAAGGCGTAAAGAACTGCGGTTGGATCTTTTGGTGTATAAAGGCTGTCAGTTTCTGGAGGAAACTCCTTGCGATAGTGTTCGATGAAAGCGTTGTAGGCACCTTCTACATCACTGTAGCCGTAGCGAAGTTGCCACTCCCTGGCCTTATGCCAAGATTCACCGAAGTAAGCATCGTGGTTAGGCATGTCCATCCTCCAACCAAGGACGTGTTCAAAGAAATATTTCCTCGGACAGTCGAGGAAGGTTTCTATCTTCGATGAATCAAGGATAGACCATTCAGGTTGTTCGACTAGTGGAAATGACATCTTTTACTCCTTCCGTAGCAGGTGAATGTCCAACAACTCCATTGTCAAGCGAAGAATTCGCTTGCAGAGTTCAACTATAATTGGATTTTCTGGCAAGTGAGGATCTTTGCAATCTTGTTGCAGTTGCAAAGCGTCCTTACGCCACCTTTCTAACGTTCGTTTGGTTATCATCTTTAGACCTCCTTTCTAAAAGGTTGAAGATTAAAGTTCCGCATTTGGAACATCTGTATTTGCCAGCGCTTTTTACATTTGTAAGTTTCCAAGTCTGCGGTTTGCAGACGTAGCATTCACGAAGTTTTATAAATTTCATTTTAGATCCTTTGTCTTCATACGTTTTTATCTTTCTCCTCAATCAACTAGCCAATTGATGAATCTTCCACCAAGTAATGATACCTTGTCTTCGATCCATGCAGCAAGCACGCCGAGAATAAACGCTGGGCCAGATATTATCAGTATTAGTCCTATCTTTAGTTTGTTAGAGGAAAGCTCTTTTATGCTGCCAGCAGATTTTATGTCAAACAAATAATCGGCAAAAAATACACCAACCGCAGCCCATACTACCAAAATAGAAAGATACTCTAAAGACATCGTAGCTTCTTCCAACTCCCTTACGTTTGTGGCTAGGGCCAGGATTCGAACCTGGACGCCAACGCCATCTGCCGGCAACGTTACTGTTGGCTACCCACTAGCTCAGGCTAGCGTCTACCAATTCCGCCACCCTAGCCATAATAGTTATTCAAGTATATGATTTCGTTCTATGTAATGACCCTGTTTAAACAACAGCAGGTTCAATCGCTTATGTTTTGCAGCGAAGATAGCACAAGCGATAGAGTTCATTACGTTCAGTGAACAAGGAACAATATAATCATCTGGTTGTGAGTCTTTCATCTTTTCACTGAAGATTCTTATCATGTGATTAGTTGCATACCTATTCATTGAACCTTCGCTGAGAAACACTAGAGTACCGTATTTCTCTGCTGGAGAAAAATCGTGAGATGACTTGTTCACGATG